ACAGTGTGAATATGTTTTGATTCCTGTTCATCATTCTTATTTAATGCTCCATTAGTGACAATTGCAGGAATCATGATTTCATTTACTTTGATTTCAGTTACTACTGTATCGAATACGTCATTTAATATCGTGTCATCAAATAATTTCATTCTAAACACCTCACAAGTACAACATGAAGATGTCAGAGTTTGATTGGCTATCCGATTTCATCTGTCTGATTTTACGTGTTAATTGGTCAATACGTGATAGCAAATTTTCATGGAATTCACTAACAGTCATATCATCTAATCTGATGTTCTTCATTAATGATGGATTGTTTGCTACTGATTCGAGGATAGATAAAGCAGTTTGATAAATTGCCTTCTTACTATCGGCTGATGTTGCATTGTAATCCTCATGTGGTGATAATCCGTTCTCTTGTAGATAAATGATTAATTCATTCTGTGAGAGGTCTATCCCCTTTGTTTCCATTTCTAAGCGTTGTAAGTTGTTCATATGCTCAATCCTTTCTGTCTGTTGTTTCTTCTTTAGATAATTGTTCAATGTACTTTGTCATTGCTCTAGGTAATGGAACACCTATTTTAGTTAGATTTTCTGTAATTGATATACCCTCCATACCGATGTAAAAGAAGATAGCCATTGTACGAAATACAGGCACACCACCAACTGTTAAGAGGTCTAATAAGTTAGCAACAATAATGACTAACATGATAGTCGCCTTCTTTAAGAAACCCCTGTATGCAATTTTTGATGAAACTTTGCGTTCAATTGCTGAGTGTATTAGACCTGTTGCAATATCTATTGTCATAAAGACAAGCAATATTGTAAGTGATATATGCCACGATCCTATGAGAAAAGTGAACCATGTACCGCCTATGATGAATGATAATAATATTTTTTCTATGATAAACACCTCCTAACGTGGAAATTTGGACAAAAGAAAAACACCTAATCATTTTAATTAGGTGTCTAAATATTTTTGAAATAAATTTCAAAATAATCTTGGCTATTAATTACCTTTTTGTTTTCAAATTTAATACTTGGTGAATTACAAACAAAAGAATTACCTAATACATCTTTTCCTCTTATTTGAAGAACACCTTCTACAAAAGAATCAGTTTTAGATTTTAAAATTACGATTAGTCCATGATACTCTGAAATACTATCATCTTTTTCGGATTTGTTTTGTAAAAACCCTTTTCTAATATCATATACCTCGACATCTACAGGCAATGAGAAAGTTATAGATTCAATTATATGGTATATATTATTCGAGTTTTCGATAATAAACGCTCTGCCTACATGATACTGTTGTGATTTTATTATTTTAAATATCGGTTTTTGACTGTATTCCCATTGACTTTTTTGAATCTCGACTTGTTTACCCATTTTTCTTACAGAGAGATATGTTACAAATACCGCCAATAAGGATATACCAGCAGTAATTAATAGTATGATTTGATCTAAAGTCATTTTTTCCTTCACCCCTATTAATCCAATATTACCTAATTAGTAAAGATAATGGTAGACAAAATAAAAACACCCTCATTCGCTGAGAGTGCTTAGATTATTTAATCTAATAATTGAAAAACGAAAGTATTACCATCTATTACTTCTTTAAGAATATACAAACCATTTTGGTCTACATAAGAAAGCGGTTTATTGACTTTAATCTTATACTTAGACACTTTATTTAAAACGATATTCTCTAAAATGCCTCGATTAAAAGATTCCAATGTTTTTTCTATAGTGTAATCAGGATTGTTTGTTTTAGTATTTTCATCAACACTTATAAATAGTTTTCCATTTTCGTTACGAACGGTTATTTCACCTTCTGTGAAAATTAATGGTTTATAAGATTGATTACCTATCAGTCCATCACTACCGTCATTTAATAGTTCGAATTTAATTATTTTATCCACTTATTTCACCTCCCCAATCTACTAAATTCGACATGAAGGAAGGTAATTCCTTTTATGGAAATGTACTACGTTATATTAAAAAGTATATCGTTCCTTTGAATTATAAAAAATCTTTTTTAATCTTCTTCTCTAATTCTGTTAATTTGTATTTCGATACATCTAAAAAATCCCCAATCTCAATACTCAAATTCCTATATCGGCTAACAACTTCATATCTATTTTCATCCATCAAGAAACGGGTATATAAGAACAAGTTGTGATCTATTGAAAAGATTATAGAAATATCATCTCTTAACTCCAAAGGGTACGATTCATAAACATCATGTTGAATGTCTCTGATTGATTTTATTGTTTCAATCATCATTTCCCCAACAAGTTTGTTCCTCTTAAAATTAATATTTAAAGTGTAATCCATATTTTCTAATTCTCTTAACAATTCAATAGTTAAAGGGATATAACCATCGAGCATTTTACGAACAAATAACTCATGTTTTTCTCTCTTAACATCTTTTCTACTTATTTTGAGATTAAGTAATTGTACAAAACTTGGAATAAATGCTCCAATAAAAGTACCTAATATCCCAGCAATAGCAGGAATTAATAATTCTTCTTTCAAAATGGTCACCCCTCATACCTTAAATAAATACTTATTCAATCTTAGCATGAGAAAATAAACATAGATAGGGAAAAACAGGTAATTAATTTTGTGGAAAAGAAAAAGAAGTGTCGTGAGACACCCCTCAAATATAACTCAAAATCCTGTTAATTCTGCTGATGATGGAATTAATGTACCCTCGCTAGTTAAACCGATTAATTCCTCAAAGTGTAAAGTTTCCCCTGCTTCTAATTCAACCATAATGTATTTTACTCTATTGATCGAACCATCTGAGTTAAAGAAAGCAATCTCACCAGTTTCATCAATATACTCAGAAGAAGTGTTTGTAATTGAACCATAAGCATTAACATAAGTACCATCAGAATCGGCTGAAAAATTAGAGAGAGTTAAATAACTTGTAGAACCTCCAGTTTCTATACTAGAATAATTACCAGAATCCAGTTCAGCAATTTCCGCTTCAATTGCACTAATCTCATCTTCCGTATAACTGAATCTATAATCTTCATACATTTCGATTCCTACAAAAAAAGCAATACAGAGCAAGATACCACCGATAATCATAAACAAGGTTTTTTTATTCATTAATGACCCCACCCCCACGTATTTTCAATCATGTTAGCATGAGAAATTTCTGAATGATAGGGAAAAAAAGGTAATTTTATGGGGGTGAAAAAAGTGATATGGTAGGCGACTCGTTTCGACATTAGGGGTATCTACCTATAAATTATGGATAATAATTACACATAGGGAATCGAACTCAGGTTCTAATCCCATCTAAACGTTGATTTAACGGTAAGGTATCATAATGAATATTATAGTACTGTTTCTAAACACCATTAAAATCAAAATTTTATCATGGAATTGGTTATATGATGGCACGATGTAGCACCACTAAATAAATGTTAATATAATACAAACGATTTACAATTAATGGATAATAAAATTAAAAAAATTCAATAGTACCCGCTTTTTTCTTATAGGGGTACTGTCGAGATTTATATAACAGGCGAAAAATTTTCAATATATACACTATCCCTATTATCCCTACTCATTCCTACATTCCTGCTTAATGATTACCCTGCATTAACACCCATCAAGTCGTTATTCCCATTACTATTTACATCATCGTTCTCATTTATAGAACGTTTGTTCTCATTTGTATTACCCTCTGATTTAATCCTCAACAATTCCATTCCTACATCACTTGTCATAGGACTCATTTCAAGCAGCGATTCCATACTTAAAGCGTTCATGGCTCTTAATTCTTTGAGGTTTTTAATTACCTCAGCATTATTACTAGGTAAATCATATGTGAATAAAACATCAAAAGAACTCCATGCCTTATCATCAATCACTACACCCTTGTATGATAGCAATGATCTCACCTTGTCCCATCGTTCATTCATACCTTTACGTAATGATTGTTCGTTCATACCTGCCTTCACACTAGCAAGAGAGAACAACAACCTTACACTCTGCTCACTTACATTGCTTATCTCTGCTCTACCCATTGATACAGATGGAGTCATAGAGATGTCTAACAATGATTGATACAACTGAGTGTACAGAATATCAAATGCTTTAGCGTCAATGGTTGCACTCGCAAACTTGAAATCTCCACCATCATCAATGGCAATACCCCCACCTGTTATATGCTGCGGAATACTCCCCTTTAATTGTTGTCCAACTATTACGGGTACAGGGTTAATCATCTTATATAGACCGTCCACTGTCTTACTGATTAAATCCTCCATGTTGTCTAAGATGTTAATGAAATCATCTAACTGTGATTTGCCTTGAACGTCTGAGTGTTCATTAACAGAAACATAGGCAACAGGTAAGCCACTTAGATTTGCATACTGAGCAGTTAGTTTTAACGCTCCACCTTCATTGTTCCATTCCTGTACCTTGTCCTCATGATAGACAACATAATAACTGATTCCATCAAATACATAAGATTCAATAAATCCAATCATTTCATTATGATGATTGTAGACAGGTGTACCCTCATCACTATTTATAACCTTTGAGGTGATATAACCTTTTTTGTCTAAGTAAATATATTCGAAAACATTTCCATATTTCAATAAACGACTTAGGATTTCAATGTTTTTCTCGTTGAATTTACCTAACTTATTTACAACTTGAAATTCTTCAACCATCTGTTCTTTTCCTGTAATGCTTACAGGTTTCTTCAATAAGAATTGAGTTTGAAATGCTAAGATGGTTTTTGCCATGTTTAATACAATCTTACGTGGCTCAACCAATTGACCATTATAATGAAAGTTGTCACGTTGAAGAATCTTATGATTTCCTTCTAGGTAATTCTTTTTATCTTGTACGTCCTGAAAACGTGCTTGATTGTGTGCTGATCCTGCTTCTTCAACAAACCATGTAGCACCATTATCATATTTTATTTTGATGTATTGTTCTAAATTCATATTTTCAATCCTCTCTATTTATCAATCTACGTACCATTTATTTGCCTTCATTGCTTGAATCGCTAGTGCAGAACTAATTACACTGTCGTCATGATGTAAATCTGAATTACCTCGTTTGTTCCCCATCTTGCCATTTGTCTCCACGAACATTTGCATTTGCTGTAAGGTCTGTTTACATTCAATGTTGATTAGACCTTTCTCAAATTGCTCTTTGAAATCACTTATCATGATTGCCTTTGTTTTTTCAGTAGTCGTGAATCCTAACTCCATCTTTTTCTTACCACGCTGGTCAAAGGTTTTTTGCTTCATGAGATTCATGTACTCATAATCATTTCTAAGTCGCTCAATTACAGGTAATCCATAACTATTACGCTCAATTGCTAAGAACGCATAATTGTACAATCTGCCTAACTCATTCAAAATTTCGGCAAACAAATAGACAGGAATTTTGTTATGATACAAACTCATAACTTCCTGTCCATCTGAATCATATATAGTTAGTGTGCTAAAATCGTTTCCGCTTCCTGAACTACTATCAGCCCCACCGTAGTACTTCATGTTCCTTATAGGTAAATAGAAAATGTTTAATCCCCTACCTACATATTTCAAAAGGGATTCATCTAACTCATTTTCTAATTCTTTCTTATTCAATGGAGTTAGCAAGTTGCTCATTCGTTTCAATACTTTCGTTTGGTCAAATACTGAGCGACCTGTTGAAATAAATGATTCAAGAGGATTAGAAGGGTATTCCTGCATAAATTGAGTTTCATCTTCCATATCAAGTATCTTCCATCGTCTCCACATGAGTTGCTTCAAGTTAGCACCTTTTTCATAGAGAACCTTTTCATCATCTTCTAAATCGTCTGGTTTTAATCTCATTCCACCGTTTGTGGCTCTGAACCACGCTTCTGCTTCATTATAATCATGAGCAAATTGTTTTTTATACAACTTGTGGAAGAAAGGAACAAAGTAGTCAACGTATTTAGATGATTTCTTCATAGCAGCCATGTAAACTTTATAGAAATGATTACCTGTACCATTAGAAGTTGTCTCAATTGTCAATTGTGATTCAGCACCTTTTGCTAATGATTGTTCAACTGATAAGAGTTGTGATTCTTGACTAGAGTAAAAGGCATATTCAGAAAGATGAATATAGGTATAAGTTGATCCACGTCCAATCGACTTACTCCCTGCTGTAACTGATGAAATCCTACTCCCATTTGAGAATAACAATTCACCACGATTTTCCGCTTCACATTTGGAAAAATACTTGGATATTTATCTCTAGGAAGAAACTCATTCATCTGTTTCAACTTATCAAATAGTGCTTTAGCAGAATCACCTTTATATGAAACTATAAGAATATTTTCATTTGGCATTGTCAATGCTCTCCATAATGCTCTACCTAGAGTAAATGTAGAAATTCCACTCTGTCTTGCCTTACCAATGATAATAAAACGATTCTTTTTCATGAGGTCATTAATCTCTAATTGTGCTTCATTTAAATCAAACTTTACGACCTGGTTCTCATTGTCAGTAATAAATATGAAATTCTTAGAGAACAATGTAAAATCATCTAGGACTTTTTGTAGTTTAGTTTCTACTTTCATGCTTACAACTCCAAATCATCATAGACGGATTCAGATTTCTTTTTAGATGGTTTCTTAGATGAAATTTCCTTATTCATTGCAGCGATTTGCTTTTGAATTTCAAATAATATTTTGATCGCTTTCTCATCACCTGATTTTGCTTTCTCAGTAGTGGACTCATAAATTTCTTGAAGGTCACGACCTATACGTGATTGGATTAGCATGTTCATTAAATATTGATATTCAGAACTTGATTCCCATTGCTCAAAAACATAGAAATCTTTAACCGCCAATTGCTTCAATGCTTCTTCATCTGTTTTGGAATTTCTCATTCCATAATCATTTTTCCACTTAAAGTAGAATTGTTTCTTATAAGGTAATTCCTTTAATGCTTCTTTTAATTCCATATAAATTCCCTCCTGTGATTTTCTTTTGCACAACAAAAAAACCATCAAGCACTTGGCTCAATGGTCTGTAAGTCGTTCATATTTTTGTATTAACAAATTAAAACATTTTGCTCATATCTTCATACTGTGGTGTTTTAGAAACCAACATTTCAACTGTAACTTTTTCAGGTAAAATACCATTTACTTTATTATTATAAATTTCTTCTGCCTTTTCCCATTCCGATTGAAATTGTGAATTACCTTTCAGACGCTCAATTCGTTTTCTAGCACTCTTTAAGAATAAACTTTCACGTATAGAAGGTTCATTGTCTTTCACGTTGTCTACAACTTCCATGTAAAACTCATAATCATCATAAGTTGGGAACACGCTAACACCTTCATCATCTTTATACATATTGAATATATCCGTTTCATTGATTAACCACTCATCATAATCAGAGAGGTTTTCTTGTCCTTCATGAACTTTATCTGTTGCTTTTTGTATCTCATTCTTTTTAGTCATATGTGATTTCTCATCTTTGCTGAATGGTCTGATTTTATATTTGTTGACCTCTTGTTTCTTATCACTTTGATAGTCCCCAGTGTTGCAATAAATGGATTTATGTTCAATCGCTAGAGCCACTTTTAAAATAGCAGTATTACGTGAACACATTAGAATACTCGCCCATCTGTCATATGAACAATTGAATGAACCTTTCCATTTAGCAACTGTCACATGGACATATAAATCTGATATGTCATTTGAGGAGTCGAAAACTAAATATGGTAACTTATAGAATCCCTCTTTATCTTTTCGCTCAGTAAAGGTAACTCGTAATGATTGGTTGCCTTTGGGATTATCAATCATTTCTCCACATGGACTTGAAATAGTTATAACCGATTTATTTTGTAATCCAACCATTGCTTCTTTAACTTCCTTAACATTTCTATCCTTCTTACTGTTGAATGGAATTAAAAGAAAATCAGCAATGATAGATATGCTAGTTTTCAAATCTTCTGATAGATGTTTTTCTCTACGCAAATAGCAATATAGATATAATTCCTTTTCTGTTAGATGGTTTTCGTTACCTTCCATGGTAAATGAATTTAATAATTGAATGTGTCCCATATGTTCATCTTCTCCTCTGATTAGTTATTATGTTTAATTGATTAGTCAGTAGGTAACACTCACCCACTTCACTTGCTTCTCTCTGTAGTAATATCTCTTTATAAGTAGTATCTCTGTAATCAGTCCAAAATCTGGGGTAAGTTACACCACATTTTGCACTACCTCTGTCAAATTCTGTGGTAAATTACACCACACTCTGATTTATTTTCGGGGTAAATTACACCACATCTTGCACTGCTAAATCTTGATATGTCTTTATCAAAGTGCTTAACTCGCTTGTTACTTCAAACAGATAAAACACTTTTTTAGATTGGGGTGCTATTGCTCTAGTAATATGCTTAAATCCATTTTCATTTAGATATTTTGCCATTCCTTTGTTGTAACAAAAAAAGAAATTACTCATCAATTTTCTGATTCTCCTTGTGGCTGAATATTTTTAATGCCTACATTACTTCCTATATACACTTTGGGTGATTTTATCAATAGCAAATTAAAATTTATTGGTTGCACTAGAAGAATATTCATCTAGTGCTTTTTGCAATTGACTTGTTTTAATGTACAAAGTGAACGTTTCGTTGTTCTTTATCGACTTTGCTTTAAAGATGTAACTGATCCCACGTTCTTTTAAATAAATGCTCATTGATTTTGTGTAGCAGAAATAGAAATCTCTATCACAAAGGTTTAAATTATCTAAGTTTTTCATGTTTGCTTTTCCTTTCTGTATGTGGACATCATTCCATAATTTTTATGTGTTAGTGCAAAAGAGAAAATACTCTTATAG